GTATTGTTGATAAGAATGAGTTACTCGCTGCTAAAGCAGAGATGGGTGACGATAAGTATGCTCAAGAATTTGAGTGTAGTTTTAACGCTCCAGTAGAAGGTGCATATTACTCATCTATTATTAATGATATAGAAGAACAAAATCATATTATAGATATTCCTAAAGACGAACTAGCAAGGACATATACTGGCTGGGATTTAGGTATGTCAGACTCTACTAGCATATGGGTAGCACAGGTAGTTAATAAAGAAATAAGGCTCATAGATTTTGTAGAAAATCATGGTGTAGGTCTTGATTACTATGTAAATTGGCTACGAGAACATGACTATATGTACGCAACACACATATTACCTCATGATGTCGCTGTCAGAGAATTAGGCACAGGCAAATCAAGAAAAGAGATGTTAGAAGAAGCAGGTTTAAACATCACAGTTGCAACCAAGCTATCAGTAATGGATGGCATACAAGCAGCAAGAAAAATATTACCACGCTGCTGGTTTGATAAAGATAAAACAAAACAAGGATTAGATGCACTACGGAACTATCGTAGAGTATTTGATGAAAAAAGAAATGTATTTCATGACAGACCTTTCCATGATTGGGCATCACACGCATCTGATGCGTTTAGATACCTAGCAGTTGGTATGGATGAGTCCCCTATGGAAGCATGGACAAAACCACTAGAGATAAACACTTCATGGATAGTATAAATGGCATACGATAAAGAAAATATGAATAGCAAGGAAGATAATGTAGAACTTGCTAACCTAATAGATTCGCATATTAACGACTCATTAGGTTTTATAGAGACTGAAACTTCTCAAGAAAGGCAAACAGCACTAGAGTATTATTTGCGTGAACCTTATGGTAACGAAGTAGAAGGTCGCTCACAAATAGTAACAGGTGAAGTGGCTGAAGTCGTAGATGGTGCACTGCCACAAATTATGAAAGTCTTTACTAGCAGTAATAAAGCTGTAGAGTTTGAGCCAGTTAATCAAGGTGATGGTGCTTTAGCAGAACAAATGACTGCCTATGCTAATCACATATTCTATAAAGACAACAACGGCTTTGAAATAATGCACGACTGGTTTAAAGATGCACTGTTGCAAAAAGTAGGTGTTGTAAAAGCCTATTGGAATGATAAAAAAAATACAACAACAGAAAAATATCAGAATCTGACAGAAGATGAATTAACAATGATTATGCAAGACGAGGAAATAGAAATCGTTGAGCAAGAAGAAGTAGAAGAAGTAATAGAGCAAAACCCACAACCAGCAGTAGACCCAATGACAGGTCAGCCTATGATGAACGAAGTAGGTGAGCCAGTGATGATGGATGTTCCACCTATTGTAAATGTTTACTACAATGTAAAATGCAAACGCACTAAAGACTATTCTAAAATTAAAATAGAGAATGTAGCTCCAGAAGAATTTTTAATTGATAAAAGAGCAACAACAATAGAAGATTCTGATTTTGTAGCACAAAGAAGTTTAGTTACTCGTTCAGATTTAATAGCAATGGGGTATGACCCAAAAGTTGTTGAAACATTACCTATGGGTGATACATTAGATTTTACACCAGAGAGGGTAGCGAGATATGGTGCAGGTGAGCAACCTTTTAATACTAATGACTCTAATGATGAATCAATGGAATTGGTTGAGTATTACGAGTGTTATGTAAAAACAGATTTAGATGGAGATGGTATAGCAGAACTTCACAGAGTTTGCTATGCAGGTAATGAGGTATTAATGAGTGAGGAATGTGATTATGTTCCTTTCCATAGTGTTTGCCCTATTCCAATTCCACACAAATTTTTTGGACAGTCTTTAGCAGACAGAGCAATAGACCTACAGTTAATTAAGTCTACAGTTACCCGACAAATGCTAGACAACTTATACTTAACTAACAACTATCGTGTAGGTGCAGTAGAAGGACAGGTTAATCTTGATGACTTACTAACATCTACCGCAGGTGGAGTTATTCGTATTAAGAACCCTAATGCGTTAGTACCTATGACAGTACAATCTAGTGCAGCACAATCATTTCCTATGCTGGAATATTTAGATGGTATTCAAGCAAAGCGAAGTGGTGTATCAGATGCACAACAAGGTCTTGACCCTAATCTTTTACAAAATGTGACAGCAACAGCAGTCAGTGCTATGACATCTGCATCACAAGGTAAGCTAGAACTTATAGCTCGTATATTTGCAGACACAGGTGTAAGTACATTATTCAAAGGTATTATGGCATTAGTTTGTAAGTACCAAGACAAAGAAAGAATTATTAAAATTAACAACTCTTTTGTTCCTATGAATCCTAGAGAATGGGACACAGAATATAACATTACTGTTAATGTTGGATTAGGAACAGGCGGTAAACAAGAACAACTAGCAACTATGCAAATGATTCTTGCTAAACAAGAAGAAGTAATTAAAGGGTATGGCTTAAACAACCCGTTAGTTAATATTAAACAATACAGAGATACACTTGCAAAATTTGTAAACATGGCTGGGTTTAAAGACGATAGTCAGTTCTTGATGGAGATATCAGAAGAACAAGCTATGCAAATGGCTCAACAAGCTGCACAAGCTCCTAAAGAAGAAGATAGTAATACTAAAGCAGCAGCTATTCTTGCAGAAGTAGAAAGAGAAAAAGCTCAAATGAAAATGCAAGAGCAAATGGCTAAACTAGAATTAGAGAAGCAGCAAACAGAACTTAAAATGCAAAAAGAAATGCTAGAGTTACAACAAGATAGAGTTCAGTTTGAAAAAGAAATGGCATTGAAAGAACTAGAGTTAGCTCAAAAAACAGAAAATGATAACAATAAAACTAGAGTGACTGAATCCAAAGAGCTAATTAACGCACTAGATAAAATTAAAAACCTAGCATCATGACCAAATCAGAAGCATTTAGAAACCTTCTACAAAGTCAGGAACTCAATGACGAAATAGAAGAAATGAAAAAAGAATTAATGGAATTAATCATTAACTCTGATGATGACGAAAAAGAAGTAAGAGAATCAGCTTATGTCAGAATTAGAGCAATTAATGAAATCATGAATCGTTTTAAATCCATTGCTAAAGATGATGAGATTAAAGACAAATCATGGAAGATATTATAGGCATATTGCCTATATGGTAAAGCCACACCTAGAGGGCACAAGGAAATAAAATGAGTGATGACACCATGACTTCCGATACAACGGAAAGTGGAAATCTAACAGTAACAGATGCAGCTTCAGCTATTGAAGGTATGTTATCTGCACCAGAGGACTCCACAGAGAAACCAGAAGTTGTAGAAGAACAAACCGAAGAAGTAGCAGAAGTAGAGGAAGCAGAAGACCAAGCGGATTACGAGGAAGCTGTAGAGGCAACCGAAGATGAAGTGGAAGAAGATGTAGAATCCGAAGTTGAAGAACCTGAAGTAGTTGAGGAAGAACAAACTTTCACCATCAAAGCAGCAGGTGAAGAAAAAGAAGTTACCCTTGATGAGCTAAAGAAATCTTATCAACTCGGCTCTGATTATACTAAAAAGACTCAAGAAGTAGCTGAACAGCGTAAAGTCATTGAGCAGGAAGCTAAAGCTATTATTGAGGCTAGACAAGTTAGAGATAACTATTCACAAAAATTGCAAGCAATAGAACAATTCTTAAATGGACAAAATGACAATCCAGAAGAATTATCTGCAATGAAAGAGAACGACCCGATAGGATATGCAGTTAAGGTCGCAGAAATGACCGAAAAGAAAGAACAATTACAAACAGTGCAGGCTGAAAGAGCTCGTCTTGCTCAAGAGCAACAAACGGAATCTCAAGCACAAATGCAAAAGTTTGTAGAACAAGAACAAATAAAACTAGCAGAATCCTTACCAGAGTTTTCAGACAAAACGAAAGGCGAACAAATCAAAAATGATATTCGTAGCTACGGCAAAAAGGTTGGTTTCACAGACGAAGAATTATCTCAAGTCTATGACTCTCGCCATGTATTGGTATTACATAAAGCAGCACAGTACGACAAATTAATGGCAGGTAAAGCTGGTGTTAAGAAAAAAGTCGCTAAAGCACCAAAGACTGTAAAGTCTGGAGCTAAAGTGAAGCAGAATGTAACCGACATACAAAAGAAACAACTTAAAAAGCTACAGCAAACTGGTTCAGCCAGAGATGCCGCAGCTATATTTGAAAACTTTATTTAAGGAAAAACAATGGCAGAATTTAGAACTTATACAG